TTCCAAATAAACCATATCTTGTATCGGGATTTGAAGAATTCCCTATTTTTCCCACAAAAAATATAGTAGATAAATCTGAGTGTAAAAATTTAAATGTAGATGTGCTTGAAGAAATTTCTAATCTATCATTACTACCATCAAATTCAACAGCGGGTTTACCATTAATTTGATTTATTTTAAATGTAGGTTGATTTGCAGAAACTGCTTGTGTTGCGTCATTTCCATTACCACTTATATCTTTCCATGTTGATACTGCTGTATTATCTAATTGTACAATTTTATTAGACTTAAACCAAGCCTTTGGTTTTAAAGAGGCTACATAGTTTTCTAAACTTGCATTTGTCATTCCTATTGCATTACCAAATGCTATTTCCATAGTTCACCTTCTATAAATCCCATTTTTGTTTTAAATAATTATGAACTGTTGAAATTTCACCTGAGGTTAAAATTCTATTATATATTATAATTTCACCAAATAAACCATTCAAATAATTAGCAGGTGAAACAACTCTATAAACACCTAATAATATCTTGTTGTTTAAAGTGTTATTAAAAGTAACAGAAGATGTTCCTGTTGCTTCTAATGATTTATTTACATATAATTTTCTACTTGTTTCTGATTCCCAAATACCCATCGCATTATAAGAAGTGCTTGTAGATATTAATGTTGTACCTGTTGTTGTAAAATCTGTAGTATTTCTTGCTCTAATACTAAATCTAGTAATATTACCTAATGCATAATATTTATTTGAAACTGTTGTATCAGAAAGTGATAGAAAAATTTGACTTGTTGTTACATTTAATTTTACAAGAGATATCATCGTAAATGGATAAGATGTAATAACATTTGTTGCTTCTAAATAATCATCAGTTCCATCAAATATTACAGCAGATTTACCATTAATTTGATTTGTTCTAAAAGTAGGTCTATTTGATGAAACAGATTGAGTAGCATCAAAATTGTTTCCGCTCAAATCATCCCATGTTGCAACAGCTGTGTTATCCGCTTGGTTAATTCTTGTCGCATCTAGCCATAGTTTGCAATTTGGTATGCTAGTTGGGTAAAAACCCGCATAGTTAAATCCTATGGCATTTGCTATGGCAAAACCGCTCATTTAATACACCGCCAATATATCCGTTGCTGTTGTGTCTGTTGAATTTACTCTTGTACAAGGAATAGGATGTATAACTCCTGCTGTTAAGTTTTTTAATACAACTGTACTTCCTGCTTTAGTTACAATAGAAACATCACCTGCAACACCTAAATATAAACCAATGGTAAGCCCATCAGTAAAATTAGTTGAGTTAGAAGGTGTCACTGTTTTAAAATCTCTTGCTTTTAATATGGCTAGAAGCGTTATGATTGCTTGACTCACTTGTCTACCCCCTTATGTTGAAGTCTGTAATGACTTAAAAGGTCACCTTTTTTAAGGTACTTTTCTTGGCAAAATTTACATTCGTATGTTTTAGAAGGAAAATGTAACATTAATTTTCTTTGAAGTGTTTTGTTATTTGTTTCGTATTCTCCGTTTTCATCAAAGATAACATATTTAAATAAACCAACAGGTTTATGCAATTTTACAACTAAACTAGGTTCTGCTAAAAACTTCATATTTCCTCCTAAAAAGGAGGGGAGATTACTCTCCCCGATTATGTTACGGAAGTTGGATGTACCCAACTTTTGCACAAGCTGCAAGACTTACACCTACAGCAGGAGTTAATTTTACAGTAATTATACCATTAGTTTTAGCAAACTTAGCACCTTCAATGTTAACTACATGAGTAGTACCTGTTACTGCTCCGCCTGAAGCTGTTACACCTGAAGTATCTGAACCCGCTGCCCAATATGCATTTGTTCCTGTTCCTGCTACAATTGAATATTGAAAAGTTGTTGCTGTAGTTGTACTTACGTTTTGGATTACAATTGCACTATGAAATTCATTTTGTGTGACTGTAATGTCAAAAGTTTCTGTGTCTGTAGTTGCTGTTGCTGTTTGAGTTGCTTGAACTAAAGTTAAGGCTTTACCTACGTTTAATTCAAATGATGTTGCTGCTACTGCTGTACCTGTAATTGCTGCCATTATAGTTTTCCTCCTTTATTAGATTGTTGTTTCTGAACCAAATGTAAGTTTAGAACTTACAACTAGGTCAGGACGAATCATTTTTGCACCATAAACGTGTAATCCACGAATACCTGTATCAAATGAAGCTTCAAGTCTAATTGATTCAGTTTCAAGAATTTGTGAAGCGAATGCAATTGAATTATAAGCCCCTGCCATTACTTGTGAAACAGGAGTTGCTGAACTGCTTCCTGAACCTGCTGCAACTTGGTTAGTTACATAAATATCAAATCCAAGAGCATCAGTCCAAGCTAATCCGCCTGTACCATTAACACCATTGTTGATTTGGAATTTAACACCTGCAAGTTCTAATTTAAGTTTTAACCATGGAGGAATAACCATCCACATATCTTTATCAGATACGTTTACTTGAGCAAGTCTACGCTGATATTCAGCTACAGTTGAGAATGCATTTGCTGAAGTTACAGTTGCGTCAGCAAGAGTAATATTAGCTTGAGTGTAAAGACCCATAATGTAAGTGTCAGCTGCTTGTTGTAATTTGTAAGCTGCTCTATCTGCTTGACTACCTTTTACGTCTACTGCTGCTTGTGCTTTTTCAATATCATTTACTTTGAAAGCAAAGTAATCTTGCTTATCAATTAACATAACTAATCCTGCATCTTGTAATGCTTCGTAACTTACTGAACCTGAATATGCAGAAATAGTTGGGTCTGCTAATCCGTTAAAATAAACAGTATCTCCTGCTTTTTTTATTTCGCCTTCTGCTTCTAAAGTACAAATTTTCTTACCTACTAGGTTATCTTCTAGTGTACGAATGATTTTCGTAGACCATATTTGAGGAATAAAGTTTTGAATTGACATTTATAATTTCTCCTTTACCATTTTTTCATGGATTCTTGTATTGCTTTCCAATTTTGATTTACTTCTTGTGTACTCATTTTAGCTACTTGTTCTCTAGTGAACGCAATAGGTATTGTTCCTGACGATTGCACCGCACCAATAGATGACTTAGCATTCTCTTGATTGCGTGATTCAATCGTTTCTATTTTTTCATATCTATTTAGTTTTTCTTTTAGCATTTGATTCTCGTATTTAATGTAAGAATCTGTGAGTGTTTTACCTTTTGCAACATCTTCCCATACACTTTGCGGAATTTCTTCTGCTCGAACAGTAGGATAAGATTCTAAAAAGGTACGATAATCTTGTTCTTTTTGAATTTGTTCTTGTGATTGTCTTTGTTGTGTTTCGTAAGTTTCACGAAACTTTTTGTTTTCAATTAATTCTTGAATCACTTCTTCAGGAACATCTTTTTGTTGATACTGCTCAATCATTTCTTGCTCTCTTAATGCTTGTCTATATTCAGTTTCTGTGGTAATTTGTCTACCATTCCACTCATATCCTTGCTCGGCTATATAAGCATCACGCGCTTCTTGCTTTGCACGTTCAACGGCTTTTTCATAATTCATACCTTTTTGAGCAAGTTCTACTGCTTTCTCTTTATCTAAACGAATGGCTTCTTTATTATATTTAATTTCAAGAAAGTCATTCGGTGTGGAAACCCCATCTTGGTTTCCTGTAGATTCAACAGACTCAGCTGTTGTTTCAGGTGCTACTGTCTCGATGATTTGGTTGTCATCCATCATTAAATCCTCCTATGCCATGGTGGGCAAGATTACATTTTTTTAGTTTTTGTCATTTTTTTTGCATATGACTTCATTGCTTGAGGCTTTGCTTTTTTAGCTGAAGCGGGTTTCTTACCCATCATGACAGCCATCATCATGCCTACTTTGTCTTTGCTACCTTTTTTACCGTACATTATGCCATTCCTCCTTGCATCATCATTTGCATTACTTGTGCTTCTTGTTCTTCTGGAGGTAATTGTTTAATTGCTTCTTGTTGTTCAGGTGGTAACCCATCAACAAATTTCGCAAGTTGTTCGTAAATGAACTGTTGTTTGACATCTTGGTTTTTGATGTCTTCGAGTAGCGATTGTTTTTGAGTAATCAATCCAACAGGGATTCTTTCTAGGTATTGTTTGAAAGATATTTTTTCCTGTTGTAACAATCTATCTAAAGTTTCAATTGAAGCGAGTTCTGACCAATAGGACGAAGCTCCTACTTCAATTTTTAAACGAAACTTCATTTTTTGTAAATCATCAAAATTAAATTCTACAATTTCTCGTTTGCCTAATATTTCAGCATCAATTTTACGTGTTCCATAATAGTTAGCAATGTAATCTAACCAAATATATCCCATATCTTCTAAGAATTGATACATGTTCTGCTTGATGTTTTCGAGTGGAACAGCTGATGCTTGTTGTACTGCAATGATAGAACGACCTGATGCACGTTCAGGATTAATATCTCCAAGCAAGTTATCGTTAGCACCTAGCATATCCTTGGTATATTGAATGGCTAAGTCGATAGTTCTCATGACTTGTTCTGACATTTGACCTGGTTGCATATACTGAGCAACATTTCCTACGGATTCGTTACCCATACGTTCAATACCAATTGCTGCACCGACTTGATTGTTCCAAGCTGTAATCATGTTTTTGTTGTAAATAACTTTTGGAAAAGCTGTGTGCATAAGTGACATCATTGCCATTGCAAACATCTTGTTAATAAAAATTTGGTTTGGAATGATACCTGTCACAAGTGCTTGTCCATGATATGAGTTCTTTCTTACGTCCCAATTCATCCATGTTACTGGATACAGGGTAAGTTTTGTGTCCCATTCGTCACGAATCGTGGTAAATTTCGTGATTTTCTTAGCAAATACTTTGCCATCTTTTTTATATAATTTAAGGAGAGAGGTGGTTTTCCCCATTCCTGAAAATCTGTAATCAAGTTGAATCTGTGAGCGGTCACCTGATTGATAAAAAGTTTCTTCATCACTACCTATTTTAAGAACATCTTCTTCAGGAATTCCGTTTGCTCTTGCTTCGTCTTGTAAATTAGCTACTAATTCTCTAGCGGATATAATAATGTAGCGTTGCTTTTGTACATCTATTTGGTTTGGGTCACCGAAAAACACATTTACGTTATCTATTTCTTCTACATCTATGTCACCTTTTGAAGGTTGTCCTGTATCAACGGTTGGATTCCACCAAATATAACCACAAGCGTCACCACTAATTGCTGCATCTAGTAACCATTGGCGTAATTTGTGGTTCATTTTATTTTTTTCAAATAGTGTGTTAGAATAATCACTTATTAATTGTGCTGCTTTTTTAATGCGTTCTTCTTCTTCATTTGAAACTACATCTCCAACAGTTTCAGGTACAAAATGCATTGAAACATTTTGACTTAGTATAGAAGAAACGAAGTAATTAATAATCCTTTTTAAAATATTAAAAACAGGTGTAGGAAGTCCATTTGAAACGACCCCCATCCACTGGTCACCTGCATAGAATCTTTCATTTTTATTTACTGTTTCATAAAGATTTACCT